TAATATTTTAAGAGCACCGACACCAAAAGAAATTAAAGATTTAAGAACTGATACAGGTTTAACAGTGTCTCAAGCTTCTAATTTGATACACAAAACTCCTAGGTCTTTTCAAAGATGGGAAAGAGGTGATGGAGATATGCCACTAGCCTACTGGGAATTGTTTGAACTAAAGTGCAAAGTTATGAAAGCACGTGAAGGCGCTATGGCATAAATGGATAATTTCTATGTACCTGACGTGTCTGAAATACGAGGCCATAGATTAAGAGCTAAATTAACACAAGGTGAAGCTGCTAAATGTTGTTGTGTAGCGCAAGCTACATGGGCTAGGTGGGAGTCAGGAAGAAATCAAATGCCTCCTGGCTTATGGAAATTATTTTTAATAGAGTTGAAATACAAAGGTGATGTAAACGAAGCTAACGAAACTATACCTTCTACCTCATTAGAACAAATAACTTCTACATGGGACGAAGACTATTTACACACTATTGAAGGAGAATATAAACAATGACGGACAAAGACGACTTAGTGAAAATGGATGGGTATAACGATTGTTTTATAGGGGTAGTACGAGGTAATGGGATGTCTGATAAAGCTTGTTACGACTATGAAAAAGTCATTGCAAAAAATATGGACATGGGCATGACGCATGAAGAAGCAGTAGAGTATTTTGAGTTCAATCAATTTGGTGCTTATGTAGGTGAGCACACTCCTTGTTTTTTGGAGGATGGTAATATACTAGGTGAATAATGGAAATTTATAAAGACAAAGCGTTAATAATAAACACTAAGAATCCTAATACTATATTAGATAGCATACCTAAAAGTAAGGTTTTAAAATCTTATGCTAATGGTATAGCACAGGTCATGGTGAATTGGGGCCTTGACGAAGTAATTGCTTTGTCAAGGATAGTTAAGTTTCCTCCATCCCCAATTACTAAAGATTATAATTGGCCTGGTATATACAAACCTTTTAATCACCAAAAAGAAACAGCAGATTTTTTATCAGCGCATAAACGAGCATACTGCCTTAGCGAAGCAGGGACAGGTAAAACTTCTGGAGTTATATGGGCTGCAGATTATTTAATGGAGCAAGGTAAAATTAATAGGATGTTAGTTATATGTCCTTTATCTATTATGAAAGCAGCTTGGGAGTCTGATTTTTTTAAAACAGCAATGCATAGAACTGTAGCGATTGCCCACGGAAGTCCGGAAAAAAGAAAGAAAATTTTAGCCCAAAATACTGACGTTGTAGTTATTAATTATGATGGCATTGAAGTTGTTCGTAAAGAACTGCAGGAGGGTGGTTTTGATTTAATTGTAGTGGACGAAGCTAACTACATTAAAACAGTAACCACTAAGAGATGGAAATCACTTAACAAATTAATTAATCCTGACACGTGGGTATGGTTATTAACTGGTACACCCGCTGCTCAGTCGCCCTTCGATGCGTATGGGTTAGCTAAAATGGTAAACCCTGCATCTGTGCCTCGTTACGCAGGTACATTTAAAGATATGGTACTGCAAAGGATAGGACAGTTTAAATGGATTCCTAGGTACAACGCTAAGGATATAGTATTTAAAACATTACAACCGGCTATAAGGCATACGAAAGAAGAATGCCTAGACCTTCCGGATGTCTTGTATACATCTAGAGAAGTAATTCTTACACCCCAACAAAATAAGTATTATAAAAAGCTAAAGAAAGATATGTACATGCAAGCTGCCGGGGAAGAAATAACTATAGTAAATGCAGGGGCTATGCTGACTAAACTTTTACAGGTTAGTTCAGGTTCTATTTACTCAGATAATGGTGAAACTATAGAGTTTGATATAAAAAACAGAATAACAGCACTTAAAGAAATAATAGAAGAAGCTAGTCATAAAGTATTAGTTTTTTGTTCCTTTAGACACAGCATAGCTAGGGTTAAGGATGAATTGGATAAGGCTAAAATAAGTTCTGAATGTATACAGGGGAATGTATCTATGGGGAGAAGGTCAGAAATATTTGATGACTTTCAAAAAACCCCCAACCCGCAAGTCTTAATAATACAACCCCAAGCGGCTTCTCACGGAATAACCCTTCACGCAGCTAACGTAGTAGTATTCTGGTCGCCTGTCATGTCAGTAGAAACTTATATTCAATGCTGTGCCAGAGTGGACAGGGCGGGTCAACGCAACCCTATGACTGTGGTTAACCTTCAGGGAAGCCCGGTGGAGGATAAAATGTATAAGATGTTGCAGGGTAAAATAGATTCGCATACAGAATTAGTTAATCTTTATAAAGAGGAGATTGGCTGTTGACAATGTACGTAGGTATGCTACGATTGGGTTTTAATTAAAACGAGGTGAATAAAGGTGAATGCAATAATGACTAGCGCTAGCGGTTTAAAATCTGAGATCAAAGAAGTAGGCGCCATGACAGGTGAAGACCTTGAAAGGCTTATGAAAGCCGACATTAAAATGCGTGAGAAAATAGCAGAGCTTGAACACGAAATAAAAGACATCAAAGAGAAGCGACGTAAAGTACAAGACCTGCTAATAGAAACTTGTCGTATTTTAAAAGTAGACAGCCTAAAAACAAAAATTGGTACCCTTACTAGAAGTGTAAAAGAACGGTATTGGACTACAGATTGGCCGAATATGTATAAATTTATTAAAGATAAAGAACTACTAGAGTTTATGGAGAAAAGATTAAATCAAACTAATGTAAAAGAATACATAGCAAATAATCCAGACGACTCACCCCCAGGACTACAAGTAACTGCTCAATACACAGTGTCTATACGTAAAAATAAAAGCTACGAGGAGGTAGAATAATGACAACTGAAATAGATATTTTTCAAGACCAATCCACACAAATGACTAAAAACAATAGGGATGATGGGTTTTCTCATACAATTTCTGGTAGCTCTTTTACTAGTAAACGTATTTCTATACGTAATAACTTATTTAGATTACTCATTAACGGTGAAGAGATTAGTAAAAGCAACCAACGACATTTAGATGTAGTTATTGTTAATGCTTCTCTGTCTCCGCACAGGATGTTTTATCCTGAGATGTACAAACCAGGAGTAAAATTAGCTCCTCCTGTATGTTGGAGTTCCGATAGCACTGTTCCAGATACAGATGTGCCAGAACCACAACATAAAGATTGCTCAGGCTGTCCTCAAAATATAAAAGGTTCAGGAGCCAACAACACTAAAGCGTGTAGATTTAGTCGACGTATAGCTGTTGTTATGGCTGATAATTTAGAGGGTGATATATACCAAATGACTTTACCGGCGCAATCTATATTTGGCGTTGGAGATGATACTGGTAAACCTCTAAATCAATACGCTGATTATGTAAGAGCAAATGGTGAAGCTGTAGGGTCGGTGGTTACTCGTTTATCTTTTGATGAAAATTCTTCTAGCACCAAAGTTAAATTTTCTCCTAAATCTAAATTATCGGATGAACAATTTGAAATATCTAAAGAACAAGGTGCTACTGAAGATTCTAAAAGAGCTGTAACTTTAACAGTAGCTAAAAGAGAACCCGAAGTTAAACCGACAGAAGTTATGGATGAAAGCGATATAATTGAAGCTGAGAAAAAAGCTGCTATCGCAGAACCCGTGAAAAGAAAAACAAAAAACAAAAAACCAACCGAAGTTCAAGAATCTCAAGGGGATTTATTTAAGCAGCAACCTGCTACTGAAGAGCCTCCTGTGCAAGACGCAGGTGAAGTAAGTCTTGATGATTTAGTATCTGATTGGGAAGATAAGGAGGACGTATGAGAGGTTATTCACAAATAGTTATACACAACAATAAAAAAGCTAAGCCTATTACACCTGGAGTTACGTTAGGCAAATTATGTATTAAACTTATGTACCCCGCTGCTAAGGTAGCTCAAAAACTTAACACTTCAAGACAATGTGTTTACGATTGGTTTTGTGGTAGGTCTAATCCTACCGAAGAAAGCGCAGAAAAAATAAAGAGATTAATAAAAGAATTAACTACTCAGCATAAATAATGCTACACCATGCATATAAAAGAATTTTTACGACATGTGTGGTCGGAGCAGGGATTCTATTGCGTTGTAGGTAAAGACCAACAAAATATTATCCACCCTAAATTCGTCAAAACTATTGACGAAGTAGAACGACAGGCACTAAAACTACTAAAAGATAGACAAGATGTTTATTTTGCTTGCTCTACCTGGGTGGAACCCACTGACAGAAAAAAACCTAACGCTAAAGAACAACGCGTTTTATGGTTAGATATTGACTGTGGGTTCGACGAAAAGAAGCGTAAATGGAAAGACTATAGAACTAAAGAAGACGCTTTAATAGCACTTAGAAAATTTACTGAAGAAGTTAAATTACCTGCTCCTACATTAGTTGATTCTGGGAGAGGTATTCATTGCTATTGGTCGTTTAGTGAACCTGTAGATAAAGTAGTTTGGCTTCCTGTAGCTCAAGGTCTTAAATTTTTATGCGTTAAGCATGATTTCTATGCCGACCCCATGTGTACTGCTGATGTAACTCGTATCTTAAGAATACCTAACACCAAAAATTTTAAGGATATAGATAATCCTCAGGATGTTAAAGTTATAAAAATTGGTAAACCAACTCCATTTGAAGACCTCGCATCTACAATCCCTGTTCAGGTAGTAAAAGAGTTTACACCTAGAAGGGAAGCTGACGCTGCTACAAAAGCATTATTGGGGAACCACTCATCTAGATTTAGAAAAATTATTGAACGCTGCAAAATAGATGACGGATGTGCACAGTTAGAACATATAATGACTAAACAACAAGAGATAGAGGAGCCACTATGGAGATCCGGTTTATCAGTAGCAGTGCATTGTGAGGATAAATCAATAGCCATACATAGTATTTCTAAACTTCATTCAGACTATGATTTTGAAAAAACAGAAGAGAAAGCTTATCAAATACCCGCACCTCACACATGTAAACAATTTGAATCCTTAAGACCTCCTGGCTGTAAAAACTGTTCCCATAAGGGAAAGATTACTTCTCCTATACAACTAGGGAGAGTGATAGCTAGAGCTCGTGGAGCTGATAACATTATTGAAGCTAAGAGTGAAGCTTTAAACGAGATGGTAACTTATCAAGTACCTGAATACCCATACCCTTATTTTAGAGGTAAAAGTGGAGGGGTATACAGAGTAATGCCTGATGATGATGAAGACGGTATTAAAATTTATGATTATGATTTTTACCTAGTAGAAAGGCTACACGATTCTAACCTAGGGGAGTGTGCGTGGTTTAAGCTTCATCTGCCTAAAGATGCTGTACGAGAATTTATAGGAAGAACTTCTGAGCTTATGACTAAAGATAAAGCACGGCAGATTTTAGTTGACGTAGGAGTTATAGCTCACGGCAAACAAATGGATAGTGTAATAAATTACATTGTTACCGCTATCCAAACTCAACAACGTGCAAAAGAAGCATCACCCATGCATAAACAATATGGATGGAACCCAGGCCCCATTGAATCTAAAAATAAGATATTGATAGGTAACAGAGAGATAAGTGCTTTCGGTATAAAGTATGTGCCTGTAGCTGATGAGTTGAACGAAGTTAACCCAACTCTACAAAAGCAAGGGAGCTATGATCAGTGGAAGAAAGCAATAAGTGTCTATGAGCGCCCAGGAATGGAGCTACGCGCATTCGGTTTCTTTTGTGCATTTGGTTCATTACTTATGCCCTTCTTTGACTCCAGAGAAAAATCAGCAGTTATTAACTTATATCATCCAGAAACAGGTCAAGGGAAGACTACTATACTTCAGGCCATGACAAGTGTTTATGGCAACCCGGATCTATCAGCCAAACTTATTCAATTATGGGGAGATACTGCTAACTCTATCGTGCATAGAATGGGGTACATGAATAATTTACCCGCTGCTGTTGATGAGTTTACAGATGTTAAACCAGGAGAGCTCCATACTTTTCTCAAATTTATAGCTACAGGACGTGGTAAAAATAGATTGACCAGTGGAAGTGTAAATAGAGAAAGAGCTAATGATACGGTGTTTAACTTAATATGTTTAGTCTCCAGCAATACCGATTTTAGAAGTGTTATGTTTTCAGATAGGGCTAAGTCTAGTGGAGAAATGGCGAGATTTATTCAACTACGTATAGAAAAAGATACTACACTTACTAAAGAAGAAGCTGATTCGCATTTTGGTAAACTTTTTGACAACTATGGTCATGCTGGAGAAATATACGCACAATATCTAATAGCTAATATAGACAAGGTTAAAAAAGAACTTCAACAAACGCAGAAAAAAATAGATAAAGAACTAAATATTAAAAG